GCCGCTGGTATGACGTTCTTCGCTTCGGTCGCGCCCGGATTATTTAGTGCGGGCTGGTCAGGTAAAAATTCACCAAAATTTATCACGCCGCCCGTCTCCATTCCTCGCCGTCGCTACTAACGTCGGACCAAACTTCGCTACCCGCGCTCACCGTTGACCACGTTTCGCCTTCTTCGGTTTCCGCTGTCCACGCTTCGCCAAGCCGTTCGTTGTCGGCTGTCGCGGTGACGACAGAGTTTGCTGTCCCCGCTTGAGCGTAGGTCGCAAGCAAGTTGCCAGATGCAGTCGCTGCGATGTCGGCGGCGCCGTCCATTCGAAAAGTGCAGAAGAATTGCCCCGCAGCGGTGGTAGAAGCCGTGCCGCTGCCAGAAACTTGCCGCAGCGGCGTCGCTACACCGCTTGCGGTGACATTGATTTCGCCAGAGCCGATAACACCGACTGTGATCTGCGCAACCGCGTCGAACGACAGCGCCCCTTGCGCCGTGCCAGAAACCGCGACCGTGTAATTCGCCGTCGCGCTACTGGTTACTGCAAAGCCGCCGGTTCCAGTTGGCTCATGGAGGTCAAGGCCAAGCCAAAACGGATCATCAAGAGGATAGTTGGCGGCTGTGTCGAGGACCGGGTAGAAAGCATCTAACTGGTCGAGAGTGACAGCCATTACGCAGCCGTAATGGTCAGGTCGCCGCTATTGACGCGCAGGATGTCGCCGTTCCCAACTGTCTTCGCCGTAGTGAACGCGCCGTGCATCAGCATATTGCCGCCGCTGCTCGCATCCCAGAGCGACCAATAGCCGACGGAACCCCACGACCCGGTGGCTGTCGGAAACGTCACAGTGGCGTCGGTGCTTGCGGAGCCACTCGACGCGCTCGCAAAGCTGATGCTCTGGCGCGCGTATCCGCTGCCGGAGAGTTCTGTGCCGCTCGCGTCATCTCCCATGCTGGCAACGGAAAGGCCGAGATAGACCGTCGCGGGCATAGACCAAGCAGTCGTACCCAGAGTGTGGTCGAGCACTTTTAGCTCGGCGTAATCAGATAGTGCGCTCATACTGTTTCTCCGTAGGGCGAGCGGACAGTAAGACTGCCGCCGTATTTAGCGCGGTCTTCGTCGGCCATGATTGCCGCGACCGCCCGGTTGAAAAGTGCGTCGTGCTGTCCCGCACGCTGGTCGTCCATCAAATAAATGAACGCCTCTGTCAGCGCGCCGTGCAGATAAGCGTCTGGGTGCCGCGACAGAATGTTGTTTGTCGCCGTGTCTCCGTCGAGCGCGTCGATGTCACCGATGTAGTCAATCTCGGCGACGTAACCGCTGTCCGGCGTCGGGCGGAAATAAATTTCGGTTCCGATAACGGAATAAACGCGCGGCTTACCAGTGCCGTCGCTTGGATATTCCGCGTCAATCGCTTCGGGCGATAAAAACTTCAAAACTGTTTTAGGGTTCGTGTTTAAACGGACATGGCGAATGCGCCGCACATCAGTCGGCAGCGAGACGTATGCGTCGTCTGCTGTCAGCGTGGCTGTCGTCCGCTTCTCTTGACTGCGCGTCTCAAGCTCGCGGTTCATGCGCGCCTCTGCGAGCGCGATAAATTCTGGCGAGCGACCAGAAAGGTCGGTCCTGGCGAGCCAGTTATCGACCGCTGTCTGAAGCTCTGTATAAGTTGTGATCGCCATCAGAGAGAGCCGCCGGTTGTCCTGAAGAAGCGGTTCTCAGGATCGTTGAGCCAACGTTTCCACGCCGCCATGTTGTGCTTGGGGTCGCCCAACTTTTTGACGAGGTCGTAGTACAGGGCGGCGGGGATCTCGGCGACCTTTTGCTGATGACGCTGCGTGTTGCCCATCAGGTTGCCGTACTTCCAGTCGTTCGCCTGGCGCTTGTTATGCTCCAGAATGTGATCGACCTTCTGCTCGGTGACGACGGTCTTGTCGTCGCCGCTGAAGTGCATGTATGTGCGCTTGCCGGCTGCTTTGTCTTCAGTGAGAGGTAGCTTCATAATTTCCTCATGAAAAAAGGGCCGGCACCCGAAGGTGCCGACCCGATCTAATCGGTTGGTCTCGCGTCTTACGACGTGGAGAGGTCAACCACGGCCGCGTGGGCCTTCGGCGCTTTGACGATAAGCGTCCACTCCGAAACGATGGCGAACTTCGTCGCATCGCCCGTGGGCGCCACGTCAGACACCGAGAACATGCGGCCAGGGAGGTGGCCCATGCTGTAGTAGTCGCTGTCGAGCAGCAGCACTTCCGTGTTAGCTGCCTGACGGTCAATGACGACGTTAAGGGTGCCGAACTTTCAGTTCTTTACGAGGCTCTTTATCCTCGCTCCCAGCTTTCACTGGGTGGCGGACTATATCATCACCTTTGCAGGTGCCGCGCGCTCGTGGGCCTTCATCGTCCGGTCTGGACTGTTTGACCTAGTCTCTGGAGCTTCCAAGCATTCCTGCTTGGCTTGCCTGCTGATTACCCTGCCTTTCGGTTTAGGCTTCCAGCAATTCACGCGGTTTTACACGGACCTCGGCTTAGTGAATTTGATCCGTGAGGTACATCGACACCGAACCGATGATGATGGCATCGGTCGGCGCATTTGCCGTCATGTGCAACTGGTTGGTCACCGCGCTGCCGGATGACAGATCGGAGAACGCAACCTTGTTGGCGGGCGACACGACAAGCATGTCGGGCTGTCCGCCGTCGTCGTAGGCAGCCTTCATCGCGCTGTCGATCTTGGCGAGCGTCAGAGCGGCGTTGGTGCCAGCCATATCGGAGACGTCAGTGCCGTCACCGGTCGGCGTAGTCGTAGCACCCTCGACCACCGTGTTGGTGATCCAAGACAGAAGTTTGCCCGCCTTCCGGGGATCGGAAGCAGAACGCGCTTCGTTCTTGAAGAGTGCCTTTTCGATGTCGCGGCGCTGTTCGATGCCTTTCAGCACTTTCACATACGCCGTTTCACGATCACGACCGGCCTTGTCAACGACATCCAGCGTACCGGACACCGACGCAGCCTGGACGCTGATCTGGTGGTAGTTCCCCAGCCGCGTGGTTGCGGTCGGGTTGACGTAGGAAAAGTCCGCGCCTTCGTTCACGTGGTTTGTGTCCGAAGCTGCGGTCAGTTCCTGCACCTGGAATTCGTGAAAAATTCCTTTGGTCGTCTCCTTCTTCGCATTCGAGAAGATCGGAGTTTCGTCGGGGTCGCATCCCCGTCCACCCTTTCGGATGGGATTGGACTATCTCATCGCCGTTACCGGCGCTGGGCGCTCTAGCCTGTTATTAAGAGGACTGAACCTCTCAGGTAGTCTCTGAACCTTCCGGCGGTGTACCGCCGGCTTGGCTGCGGATTGCCGTATCTTTCGACGTAGGGTTCCCGCAGTTCACCCAGTTTTTACCGCACCGACCTTAGTTAATGCGGCTGATCACATTGCTGAGATCTTCCCGCTCACCGACCGCTGAACTGGTCGTGTAAGTAGCCATAGTGGCCTCCTATTTTGTGAGAAGGTAGTCCACGGCGGCGTCCATTGAGGCACGCCCCTTGGACTTACTGATTGAAGCGAGAGCAGATTGCTTTCGCCGGGCTGAGATTTGAGCCTTGCTTTTCGGCTGACCGCCCTTGGTCATCTTCGGAGCCTTTTGCGTTTTCTTCTGCGCCGCCGGCTTTTTGCTCATCAGTTCGTCGTACATCATCGCCTTCCTGATGACCGCAACCGCGCGGGCGTCTGAAACGTTCGCAAGTTCTTCTTCCGAGTAGCCAACCCGTTGCGCGTAGGTGACGACCTGCGTCTTTTCACGCTGCGCTACTTCCGGGTCGAGCCACTCCGGTATCAGTTCCTTTATGCGCTCCTGCTCTTCCGCCAAGCGCGTCTGCGCGGCGGCTTGAAGCTGGGCCATGTGTTCGTCTTGAACTCGCTTCTGCTCGATCTGAACCTGCTCAAGCGCGTCTTTGCGCTCGCGCATCAGGTCGCGCTGCCGCGTGTATTCAAGCGGGTCGGACTGATACAGTTGATCCCAGTATTCCTGGGTCGGCTCCGATTGACTGAGCGCCTGCTCTACTGTTGCAAGTTGCTCTGCGTAGCGTTGCCGCTGCGCTGACGCTTCGGCCAGTTCCGCCTCCGCAGCCTTACGCTGCTCGGCGACTTGCTGGGTCTTCCGCGTGTAATCGCTTTGCCGCATGTACGAGTTTGTTAGTTCCGAAATAGGTACATCGACCTCTTCGTCACCAACCCGAACTCTATACGTTGGCTCGGCGGGCGCCTCTTCGGTTTCGTCTTCGGCTTCGGGTTCGTCGTATTCGACTTCCTCCGCCTCGTCGTAATCCGCTTCGGCTTCAACCTCTGCCTCTTCGGCTTCGGCTTCAAGCGGCTCTTCCGATGCAGTTACTTCTTCCTGCTCTTCGACCGCTTCTGGCTCTTCGCTGACTTCAGGCTGTTCCTCTATAGGGGCCGATTGTGACAGCAGAAGATCTACCGCAGCATTCTGCGATAGCGGGGAAGTCCCTTCCGGGTTTGCTTCCGACATAATAATTTTCCTTGGGTATGTGAGACTGCCCTACCGGGCTTGGTCATCACGCTTCCGCGTGATCAGTGAACCGGCGTTCCTTTCACACCAGCGTCTAGTTCGTGGCCGGCCATTTCGCCGGTCTGCATTACGC